TAAATCAATGAATTAGAATATGACAGACGACAAGGATCGTGAAGAAAAAATACGCCGCAACCGTGAGAAATACCCAGAGATTGCGGCGTTAGTAGATGAAGTCAGGAAATATTTTCCCGAAGCGAAGGTCACTTCTATTCGGAAGCTGACACCTCAAGAGCAGGAGCAGAGGCGTCAAGTTCTAACCAGTCGCGAACAAGGCGTAAGGGTCTGGCCAACTTCTGAGCGATGACGTCTGGGTCGTGACCATCTAATGCCATGTCTTTCGCACGTTGCTTGGTTGATCTGCTCGACACAACAATCTTCTCGTCTGTGATGTTGTGCGCCGCGTATCCAACCCACTGCACACGATCATGTAGGTCAGTCCATTCTCGGACTTTGCCATACCGTATCTCCATCACCATGTATAAGCGATAGTCAGACGGTAGCTTTGCTTGTAGCTGTGGCCAGATTGGGTGGTCATAGTTGCCATCGTACAGACCTGCGTTCTGTTTGGCTGTGTCCTCGTCATCAAAGACCTGCGCCACTCTGATCTGTGTCTCCAGCACAGTAAGCTGGTTTGTTGAACCCGCCTCTCGGCCAATGCCACTTTCAGATGGCTTGTTGCTGTGGTGGATCATGATCACAGACAGGCCAGAGTTGCGAAGTTTGACTGCCAGCTTGTTGATTTTTGCCCACTCGTCTGCGGAGTTCTCAGCCAAACCGGGATACGCAGACCGAATGGTGTCGATCACAACCACGTCTGGCTCTGCAAACTCAATCCAACCTTGCAGTTCCATCAGCCCTTCACGTTGGTGGAGGTCGATTTCTTTCTTGTCTACGAAGGGTGTCCAGATGTTGAGGCGGTCTTGTGTGTCGCCATGTATCTGCCGCATTTCGATTAGGCGTCTGGCGATTGTCGACATGCCCATCTCGAAGTCGAGATACAAAACTCGTGCAGGTCTGCCGATTTCAAATGGCCCGAAATACTTTCGCCCTGCACATAGTGCGGACATCGCATGCTGAACAAAAAGTGATTTGCCATGGCCAGAGTAACCGAAGACCTGCACGATTGTATTAGCAGGTAGCCAAGGCTCAATCAAATAAGATTTGGCGTCACTCTCAGATAATAATTGCTCGGCATCAGCCATTTGGATGAGGCGTCTATCCCTCTTTTCCTCTTGCTGTTTCTCATGCACATAAGGCTTGTAAATATAGTCGCCATTATCATTGAAACGATCAGGATGGTTGCGTCGTTCGGACTGCTCCATTGACTGAACCGTCGCCTCGAACTCGCGCTCGTCCAGTTGATCTGCGAAGAACTCATTCATGAAGGCGTGTCCGCGCAGACGCAGGTCTGGGCCAAAGTAACCTTCCAATATGCTCTCGCTGATGTGCCGCATCACTCGTTCGTTGCGGCCATTGCTCATGCCAGACGGTATCTTCAGAGTGTTGGGGAAGTTGTCACGCACATACTTTGCTGTGCGATCCCACTCACTAACAAACTCATCAGGCTGTAAAGGCTCAACAGACGACAGGTCAAGCTCATCAAAATGAAAGTCCCCGTCTGGTCTTCTCTCTTGCAGACAAGGCTTCCAGTCTTCCCACATTGGGAACTCATCCCAGTCTATGTACTGAGGGTAATCCCAAATGTAGTTGTTTGATGGGGGAAGTAGCGCATAGCTACCGTCCCCACGGAAGTCGAGGCCGTTGATCTTTGGCCAATCTGCTCCCCGACTATTTATCCCTGCTCTCGGCCCACGCCGCACGCCATCACGCGGATGTTCAAAGTATAAGTGAACACCGCGCTTTGTTTTTACGCGGATGGGTGAACGCATACCCGCATCGAATGCGGCATGCAGTGCATCTTCGTTGTCACAATCGACAACCACCACGCCACTGATTGCACCAGTGACGATTGCTATGTCGTGGTCTGGCCACTTCGTCCACCATTCTTCCACCTCTTCCTCGGTGGGGTGTCTGTCTTGGTAATCACGCCATTTAATAGCGGGTCTCTTCCCTTCTGGCTTGATTGGAATGATGCTCCAACCACGATCCAGATATTCAAGAGCCGCATCCAATTTGGTCTTGGACATCTTCATCCTCTTCAAAGTATAGGTCTAAGTCTAGTTCTGGGTTCTCGGACTTGATTTTCTCCAAGACGACGCTCGACACATACTGTCTTGTAACCCACCCATAAGGCGCAGTGCGAACCACGCCCACGAGTTTAGCCACAGAAGATGCGCCGCCCAAATCATCTATAAGACGTTGGATGTTGAGCTTCGCTTGCATTCGATCTTTCCTTTTTTTCATTTGACACTTGCGTCAGTGTATAAGTTATACTACACCTATAGATGTTTGCAAGACGTCATTCGTAGTTGCTGACGTTATAACTAAAGGAGGTATGTATGCCTGAGACTGATAGCTGGTCTGTCTTCGCCGACACATCCAGCCCCCCGAAGTCGTCCGTCTCCGCTAATCGGCTTGAGCCATTAGCAGAAGAGTTCGACAGACTAACCAAAGAGCGTGACGCGCTCGATGAACGCATAGGCCAACTCGAAAATGAGATCGCCTACCTTTTCCCAGAGGAAGCGGGTGAGATTGCCCAATCCACAGACAGGTTCGAGGTCTTGGTTACACGATCTGAGCGTTGGACGTGGAACAAGGAAGCACTCGAAAAGCAGTTTGGGGAAGGACAACTGCCAGACCATGTGAAGCGTAGTCTGACTGTTGATAAGCGTAAGTTCCAAAAGCTACCGCAACATGAGCAAGAGCCTTTGCGATACGCGCTTACCCGAAAACTCGACCGACCAAAGATAAAGGTGATCCCAAATGTTTAAGACTATGAGTACATCGGACGTCTCACGCGACGAGCCGACCAAGACTTTGCTGTATGCACATCACGGCTACGGCAAGACCTATCAATGTCGCTACTACCAGAAGCGTTATGGCAAGGGATTGATCATATCTGGTGAAGCAGGGCTAAAGTCTATTGAAGACGTGGCCATTGATTACCTGCCCTTCTCCTCATGGGATGGCAAGCATAACCCAGACGACGGTGTCTATTCGTTCCGTGGTATCTGGAAGATGATTGACAGCCCTGAGTTCAAGGAAGCAGGGTTCAAGTGGATTGCAATCGACAGTCTGACTGAGATGTCTGAGCGTCTGATTGAACACTTGGAAAAGGAACACGAAGGGAACAAGAACGGTTTCCAACTGTGGGGTGATTACAACCGCATTATGTTGGGTGCCTTGAAGACCATTCGTGACCTGCCTTTGCATGTCTATGTGACGTGTCTGGCAAAAGAAGAGAAGGATGCAAATGACGTCACTCACTATTGGCCGTTGGTCAAGGGTGGCTCTGTATCCAAACACGTACCTGCCCTGTTCGACCACGTGCTTTGTGGTGTTCGAGTGACAGAAACGAATGACCAAGGGAAACCAAAGGTAACTCGGTACATTGTCACAGACGAAGTGTCTGGTTGGCATGGCAAAACACGTGATCCACGCAACCGTCTGAAGCCATTTGAGAAGTGCGAAGACGTAACAGAACTCTTAAACCGAATGGTCGGTGAGGAAGAAGGAGAAAGTAAATGAGTGATTGGAATGGTTTCGGGTCATTAGACCTGTCCAATGTAGAAGCCAGTGGTGGTAGCGCACGTCTGCAACCCGGCACATATACCGTGAAATGTTCGGAAGCAAAGGTCGAACAGATCGGTAGCACAAACAACCGCAAATTGGTTGCAGACTTTGTAGATGTAGATGGATCAGGCGACATCCGCGTGAACTTCAACATCCTGCACTCAAGCGATCAGGCGCAAGAGATTGGCAGACGTCAGTTGAAGTCGTTCTTGATTGCCGCAAATCACCCCAACCCAGACAAGCCGGGCGACGTTGATAAGCTGAAAGGTCTTCAGTGCAAGATCATCGTTGGCATGGGTAAGCCATGGAAGGGTGATGATGGCGTTGAGCGTCAGTCAAGTGAGGTCAAGAAGTTCATGGCTATGGCTGAAGCGGCGGCGTCTGCTGGCTCAAAGTCAGACGACATGGACGACGACATCCCTTTCTAAGCCATACAAAAAAAGGGGGGCGCAACGCCCCCCTAAATTGAGGGAAGCCATGAGCATAAAAGCTACCGAAGTTGTCTTCAAGATTGACGAAGGATATGACAGAAAAACCGAAGAGAGAGCGCGAGACTATATTGGGGCTTCGGGCATCGGACATCCCTGCGACGCCTACCAAGCCTACAGCCTACGCGGATTTCCCAACACTGAGCCAGACGCTCGCCTCAAGCGAATATTCCGCTTGGGCCACATCCTCGAAGACGAAGTCGTCAAAGACTTAAAGGAGAAGGCAGACGTTCGGGTCTGGGAAGTCGATGGTCTGACTGGTCGTCAGCACACATACGAAGAATGGAACGGTCATGTGGTCTGCCACATGGACGGACACATAGAACTAGATGATGGCGAACTGCGCGTCTTGGAGATCAAGTCCATGAACGACGCATCGTTTAAGAAATTTCAGAAGGACGGAGTGAAATACTCGCATCCACGTTACTTTGCACAGGTGCAAATGATGATGGGGATGTCTCAGATACATGAGACCTTCTTTATCGCTGTGAATAAAAACAACAGCGAATACCATGCGGAGATTGTAAAATATGATGAGTTTGAATTTGGACACATCAAGGATCGGATACAGACAGTGTTCGATGGAAACGCAAAAAAGATCAGCGTCGACAACTCAGACTGGCGTTGCCGAGGGTGTTTCAAATCAGACGTATGTTGGGGCGACCGTAGTGTTCCCAAGTTATGTCAGACCTGTAGCTTTTCCCGTCCAAAGCCAGACGGTGGATGGCATTGTAGCAAGCATGACAAGGACACCCTTAACCCTTGCGAAGATTACAAATTGTTTGAGCCATTACCGAAGGAGTAACTGGATGAAGCTAGAGGAGTTAAAGGAAAAACACGAGGCGATTGCAGAAAAGACCTCCACTCTTCTTGCCGAAATCGAAGCCAAGCAGAATGAAATCTTGTCGATTACTGAACGTCTGGATGAGATCAACATTCTGAAAGGTGAGGACATCAAAGCGCAGAAGGCACGAGCGAAAGAGAAACGTGCGCGTCTGCGTGATGAGATCACAGACCTGCGACATAATGTACGTCTGTTGGATGGGCAGAAAGAATGGCTAATGATCAAGGCGAAAGCTCTGGCAGGTGAACTATGAAGCGCGGCGAAATATTAGGCAAGGCTTCAGAATATGTTGATGGCCCAAGGGCAGACGACTACGGCGACGCGTTCGAGAACTTTGAGCGGATTGCTGAAGGATGGAATATTATTCTCAAGAACGCCTTGAATACGCACGGATATTTCACAGCATCACACGTCGCATTGATGATGGATTGGGTAAAGACAGCACGTCTATTGCACAACCTAGAAAGCGCAGACGGATGGATTGATAAGTGTGGATATAGCGCACTCGGTGGCGAGTGCGCTATGAAGAGCAGAGAGCGGAGTGATTACGCTAAGTCTCTAATTGAAAATGCGGCCCGTCCAAGAAAGGCCGACGACCCTGAGAGCGTCTGATGTCAACGTATTCCATCATCAACGCTTCACAAGTTCCCTTGTGATCCGTTAATTTCTTGTGCCATGCCGCTCCCCAAGTGAGTTCGCAACCAACTTCTTTGGCGGCAGACAAGAATGCGTCTGCAATCTCATCATACAAATTCAATTCCCAGACGCCATTTGAGCCAACATAGGCCATGGCGTCTATGGCGTGCGAGTATCCGTCTGCCTGTGGTAGATGGTAAGACTTCATTGTCTTTGACCTGCCAGTGCGGACATTCTCCTCCTGCTCGGCTACAGTTCTGGTGCCGCAAATAATTCCGAAGTCGATCTTAGTACGACCGATGGCCAGTTTGCAGACGTCCACGAGTTGTGGATGTACGCCTTCTAGTTTTGACAGACTGCGGTTAGATAGTTTGAAGCTCATTCTGACGCCCCTCCTATGTTGAAGTTTAGGTTCGGGTGATCAGGGTATTGAACAACAACTGGCCCCTCTGGGCATGTGTAGTGTATGTATGCGATAAGTGTTGCCGTGCCATCGCTTACTTTTTCTGGATCATCTATAGTAAACGTGTACGCAAATGTATCGACACGATTGTTTGCTGGCCCCATGAATGTAGTGATAGATGGGGTTACGTTATGAACAAGAAGTTCACTGTCTCGCACATTCAGTATGAAGTCATCGACGTTGCAGTCGTCGCGTAGCTTTACCCTTGCCACCTCAACTTTGAATGGCCCGTTAGATGGGCCGTCTGTAATATTGAAGTATTCAGGCGACCACTCAAGTATGGGGCGTTTAAGCCAACCAAACTTGTCTGCCGCTTGATACCCGCCAGCAATCAATGCGACACTGGCAGTAGCTATACCGATGTACGTTTTGATGCTGTCGATGTCCATTACTTGGCAACTCCTTTTGTCTTCTCGAATGTGCGCAGACCACCAAGGCCGAGCATGCCGAGCAACACAGTCATCAGGCTATCCATCTCAAACGATGGGAGATCACTCGGATGCAAGCCAGTTACGTTGAATGAAACAAGCGCAAACACTACGATGGGATGAATGATGAAATGGTATGCTAACGCGACCGCGCAGACCCATCCGACCATCGGCCTCCACCCCGCAACGAATATACTGCGGTGTGCGGCTTCAGCCTTGTTCGTTTCGATTTGACCCATCGCCGCTTCGTGCGCATGTTTTTCTGCCATGGTTGCGATTTCGTGAGCGAGTTTGGCTCTTTGGTCTTTGTCCTCGATGAACTTGTCGAGAAGGCCAGTGACTGGCCCGATCAGTGCTTGCAACATGTTGGTCTCCTTGTTTTCTGCTTCACTTCTCATGTCCGATCCAGACGGCAAACGCGCCTGTCATCGCGCCCGTGACCGTTGCTGTCAGGGCTGTCGCTTGTGAGGTCATCGCTTCAGGTGGAAGACCCATGAACCAATGGAGGACTTCAATGTACATCCACGTCATGACGCCCATCATAATTCTGGGCATCAACTTCCAAGCGAGAACTCTCTCCATCACTATCGTCATAAGCTACCTCAGTAGGACTTGTTCCAACTGCCCTGCCAGCCGCCTGAATTGCCGCTGTTAGGCTCGCCTGCGGCGGCATCCACTAAGCCCTCACGGAAGCGTCTGTTGCCTCCAAGGACTGGGATACGCGTCGCAACTTCGCGCATTGCAGACCGCTCTTTTGCATTGCTGTTGTCGCCCTCATCGAAGATGCCTGCGGCTACCTGCATTGTTGCGTTGCCAAGACCGAAGGATGGGCCAAGAACTGTCGACCACATACGCTGTTGTCCGTATGCGCCGTTATCGACTTGGCTGACTGCTGAGTGAATGACGTCACCGAGTAGACCAAGGCCACCCATCACCATCATACTTTCAACATACCAACCCATGAAGTCGTTCTCGCCGCCATGAACTTTCTCGTCATAGCCAAGTGCTTTGAGCAGGTTACGTTTACGCAATTCAGAACTACGCTCGTCTTCACCGCCGCGTTGTTGAATGATGTCTTTCGCTGTCAGTGTTGCCGCACCAAAGAGTGGGCCAACAGACGCCAGATAAGCCAGTGGTTTGAGGTTGCCTTTGTTGGCTTCGCTCAAGACGTGACCAGTCAGACGTGACATCATCAACGGGAACGACTTCAACTGGAAGACCAGTGCGCCGATTGGCGTCTGCGCCCACAGTGGGATGTCGTTCGGGTTTGGCTGGAAGATTGCGTCGTCTGCAAACTTAATGATCGCCATGCGCAGGCCGTCTTCTTCCATGATAGACGGATCAATCATCTCTCCTGCTCGTTTTGCACCGGGCAAGAACTCAGACAGACCGTAGTTTTTTAGGAAGCGGTGTGCAGTTTTGTACTGCGCAGACTGCTGTGCGTATGGGACACCTTCCTTGAACGTATCACGCGCCTTCATCTGCATGGTGCGGAAGGCTTCGTAGCCAGTCGCGCCTGCAATCATGCGGTTCATGTCTGTCCAAGGTGTCAGCAATGTAGCGTTGAAGAAGGCATGCGATGCCTTATTGTCTGGCGCACCGTACATGTGAACCATGCGCTCGTGAACAATGTTCTCCATCGCAACACCCACGTTGCGGATCATCTCTCTATAGTGCGGGTCTCTCAAGTTCTTGACGCCAGTTGCCCAAGATTTGAAAGAGCCAGAGCGGATAATTGGAAGCCCCAAGTCACCGATAGATGTCAGCGTCGTAAAGCCAAGAAGCGATACGTTGTTGAACATCCGAACCCCACGAGAGACACGCATTGCCGTCTTGTTGGTTCCGCGCATCGGCTTCTTCAGCAAGACTGACATCGCATCTTCGACGTAACGCAAGCCTTCGTCTGTATCTACAGAGCCGGGTTTACCTTTGAAGTCTGCAAGTGCGCCAACGATTGCGTCTACACGCTTCTCGTATACTGGGTTCACACGGCCAGACGTGTCGAGTGGCGCAATGTCCATCAGCATCTGACGCGCACCAGACGGGCCAGATGTTTGCGCAACTTCAATTAGCGTATCAGCAAATGCTGATGCTTCTTGCGCCGCGCCTTGGAATGGCATGCGGATTGTGTCGACCAGCGTCGCCACCTCGCGTCTGCCTTGCGGGTTCATTGCGGTGATGTCGTACTCGAACTGCTTATTCTTGGTAAGTAGATCGACGATGCCCTGCTTACCTTCGTTTGCGACCATCAGGTAATCAGACACAGCGTGGCTGTTTACACCGAAGCGTTTCGCAGACGTTAGGCGGCGTGAGCTACCCTCAAAATACTTGACCAAGAGACCTTCGAGGTTGCTTTCCAAGAATGGCTCAAGTTCTTTGAGCATATCTGGATACTTTTCGAGTTCGATAATCCGTGAGTAGTCGACGTTCTCGAAGGTTGAGTTCTTTGTAGTTCCCTTAACTGGGATGAAGATGCCATCATCTGCCTCATCCAACAGCTTGAGCATGACGCCTTCCGCAAATGCGGTTGCCTGCTCGTCTGTGAAGTCTTGGCCAAACTCTAGCTTCTCGCGCATGTAGTAGCGACGCATCTTCTCGACAAACTCGTCGCGGTTTTTGGCAATCTTCTTCTGATCCCAGACCTGCGGCAAGTAGTTCGGGCCACGGTCGCCGACGTGGTAGCCCTCTTTGATCAGTTCCATGCGCTCGTTTGCGAGGTTCGCGCGGATTTGCTTGTAGATCACGCGCTCGTCTGCACTCAGTGCTTTCTCTTGACGTGACCCATCACCGTAGCGCAGTGCCTTAACAATACGGCTGTGCGACTTTGGCTGATCCTGACCAATGCTTGATGTCGAGCGACGGAAGTGTCCGCGCAAGATGCCGTCACTATCTGGCAGTCTGGATAGACGGTCAAATACAGGCATAATCTTCTTGGCGAAGCGTTGGTTCAGATCAGGGAAGTGTTCCTTGTACCTGTCACCAAGCCAGTTCATGCCCATATTCTTCATGCGTTGCGATGAACGCTCGAAGTATTTGAATGGGCCAGACTTACGGACTGCCGCTTCTTCTTGCACAGACATGTCACGCTTGCGAAGCATTGACATGATCGCACCTGTCATAGTGCTGTTTGTACCTTCTTGCTCTAGCAGTTCGCCGAATTGTCCAACTGGGATGTCGTTGATGCTCTCAATGCTTTCATCCATCAGAGCCATTGTGACGTCGCCGTTCACTCCGCGAGGAATGATGCGCTCTTTCTCAACGATGTTGTTGTAGACCATCTCGTCGTTGATGTCGAAGTAGTCTGCGTCAACATGCTTGGCCTGCTCCGGGTTGAACAAGATAACGCTGGTGTGCGTTACAGACGATGCCCGGTAGGTGTCTGCATTCTGCATCAGGTCTTCGCCAGACGACAGAGTATTGCGGTGTGTTGTGATCATTCCGTCATGACCAAGATCGTCGAGGAACCCAGTCAGTTCTTCCTGCGCCGCAACTCGGTTGCGGCCAGACTTCATGATTGAGTTCACCAGTTCGCGATACGCGACTGTCCCTTCAACATCCTTATCTAGCAGTGCGTCTGATAGGTGCTTGAATGTGCGCTCGTTGTAGTTACCGACTTCGTTCATCCGACCCATGATCGCTTTGATCGTTGGGTGGTTCAGGTTGTAGACGGTGGTTGAGCGGAAATCGACAGGGCGACGTAGTTGGATCAACATCGGCATGACATATGGATCAATGTTTAAGCCACGAGCGGCAAGGCTTTCTGCCAGTGCCTGCTCATTCGCAACCATCTCATCGAGAGTGTTACGGAATGCGTCCAGCGTGCTGGTTGTCACGTCTGGGTCGACGCCAATGTTCTCCTCGATGACCGTGTATTCACGGCGCAGACGAGAAATTTCACGGCGTGTTTCCACCATATCCCAGATGTCCCAATCGAGGTCTTCTTTCTCAGCCGCTGGAAGGTTTAGTTCTTCAGCCTGCTGGAACATAGCCTCCATAGTTGGGCGTCGTGAGTAGACTTGGGTCGCTACATGTGGATTTGCTGTTAGGTAGTAACCGGGGCCATAGTTTCCGCCCTGAGAACGTCTGAAGATTGCGTTCGGATTGTCGTCTGTGCGACGGAACACATACCCTTTTGGCGTTCCATGGTAGAAGACCACAGGAACCTCGGCCTCTGCGTTGTAACCAAAGCCACCTTTAGTGAAGTTCACCATGTTGACGGCGCGAGGCTTCGATGCTGAGTTGATTGCGTCTGCCGCGTAGTCTGCCGCGTATGATGGATGCGTAAGTGCGCCATCTACGGAAGCTGACATTGGGCGGCTCTCGCCATTAACGAACATATCTCCGTAGAATGTCAGACGAAGGTAGCGTCCATTAACATCTGCGCGTCCAAACTGTCCATTAGTGACGTAAGCGCTGTAATCAATGTTACGATCAATAGCACGATCAAGAGTATTTCTCATGCGGATGTTATTGGCATCCCCAGTGATCACGCCCTCAAGGATTTGTCTGCGCGGTATATCCTCTCGTGTATACCGATTGACTGCATCAGCGAACCACTCGTTGGCGATTGCTTGCTCACGGATATACTCAGGACGATCTGCGTATTTCGCGCCAATCAATCCTTCGATACGTTTGCGCATGCCGCTATCGAGAGAACGGTATGCTTCAATGATTGCTTCGCTTTCATCTGGTTTCAGTGCGCCAGAACGAACGACCATGTGCATTAGATCACCGACCGCTTCTTCTGGAGACGCATTACCTTTGTTCAAAGTTGATGCAATTCTGCGAGTTGCCTTGCGAAACTCGTTAAACTCAGGCGATCTGTAATCTCCGAATACTCCATCACCTGCGAATGTCTCGTCACGGCCAGCCAGACGCGCAACGTCACCTGCCATCAAAGCATTCGTCTGTTCGTTTGTGCCACGGGCTGTTTTGCCCATGATGTTGTACAGACGATAAGCCATGGTGCGCAGTGTGGTTTGCACATCGGCGTCACGGTGTGTGAGGAAAGATAGGTTCTCGCGAAGTGACGCGCGAGCGGAGGGAGGAATGCCGTCGCTTGTCATTACACCGACATTATCGTTCACTTCGCGAGATATGATTAGGTTACTGTCACGGAATACTGGAGAGATAACTTTACCGCCATTCTTCATAGCTAGTTTCTTGTTAGCTCGACGCCCCAACTCGTACAGTGCCATATTGAGAACGTCTTTGTTCCCTTCATATGCCGCTTCGAGTAGCGTCTGCTCCAGTTCCTGACCACCCATCGCGAAGATTTCGCGAGTGACAGGCACCTGTTTCGCAGGCAATGGACGCGCTTTTACTTTAGACGCGATCTCTATTGCCAGTTGATCCCCGTAGTCTGTGCCACGATGCTTGCGGTAAGCGGTGAACAGTTTGCGAAGTGATAAGTCTTTCGGGCTACCTGCCACAGACACATCAACTGCGGGAGTATTCTTGCCAGACGCACGTGCGCGTTTAGGTTTTGGAGTATTTGCATCTGCAACAGCTTGCGCTTCTGCACGTGCCGCTTGTGTTGCACGGTTTGCTTTTGCTTTTGCTTTGGTTGCTGATGGCTTTGCCACTCCGTCTGCGTTACGAGGTGGGTCATTCTGCACTCGTGGCTTGGAACCAGCAGGCAAAGTTCCCTTGCCTTCGGCACGCTGATAGCCAGACGACAATGCGTCGTCGATGCTCTCGATCATGTGCTTAACGCTTGAATAACCCTTGTCGATAGCACGTTTGCTGATCTGACCCGGAATGCCGTTGGCAGGTTGCCACTTGCCAGCATAACCGTTGAAGTAGAAGTCTCGTAGGTTGTCTGCGATTTCTTGTGGGTTTCCGATAGACTGCAAACCTGCAAGATCGCCACCTTCTAGGAAGCGACGGGCAGATGCGGTGTCGTCAATGCTTGTAAGCTCAGACGTTTTGCCACCAAGGATTTCATCAATCGCCTTGAACTTCTCATTCAGAATTTTCAGCAGTGTATTCGGCTTGCCTTTCGGTGAACGCAAAGCCAGAAGTGGGCCAGAGCCACCCATACCTGCAACAGGAACACCTTCTTTATTGTTGATAGCGACACTCAGTAAGAACCGTTTCAATTCTTGGAATGACGTTATGATGCCCTCTGCGCTATCAGACGCGAAGGCTTCGTTGATGTCTCTTTCCAATGCTTGAAGTTGTGCGTGTCGGCTTTGCAGTATCTTGCCTTCAGGGGTAACAGGCTTGCTGTCCACGCCCATTGCGAACTTCTTCTCCTGTACGCGGTCAGGTAGGATTTTTGCAAACAGCGGCTCAAGGCTTGGGTCGATTGTTTCTTTTGCAAAGAAGCGGTCAAAGACTGCCTGAACATAGTCAGTCATACGCTTCCAGAAACCAAGGTCACGTACCTCTACGTCTGCATGTTTTTGCATTGCCCAGACTGAGAACTGATTTGCGAAGAACTCTTGTGGGCTGTCACCCGCATTTGTGCTGAGTGTGTAACCACCACCGACATCCATACCTGTGTAGGTAGGAAGTCTGTCGTTGATCTTGCCTCCGTCTTTCTTCAGCTTCTGGCCTTTTGACCCAGTCACATAATACTCGGTCATATGATCCCAGAACTCGACGCGGTCTTCTGGTGTCAAGATATTGCGATACGCCCAGTGCGCGACCTCGTGATAAAGAGTAGCAATTCTTGGGTGCGTCTTCTTGGCCTGCAAGTTGATGTTGATGTATGCGCGGCCTTCAGACGTCATGTTGTGGTTATCACCACCACCATTTCTGCCACGGATTTCAGGCGCGACGTTAGGGTCGCCACCAAGGTCACGGATCAAACGGTGCGCAGTGCTAAGTTCTTCAGCCGAGTAGCCTGAAAGAATGCCGTCAAGATTTTCGATCAGGTCTTTTCTTTCGACGTTAGTCAGCGTGAAACCCTGCGGATTTACACGGCGTTGTGCGGCGTAAAGAGTGCGCAGTGCCTGCGTGACCTCCATACGTTGCTTGTCGATCAAGGGCCAGCGTGTCTGTGTGTCGAGTGTAGACGTCAGCAAGCGGAGTGTCTGGAAGCTCATAGGCTTGCCTGATGACAGCATGCCCTCAACCTGACCTGTGTAACCTACCTTGCCAGCCGCGAGACGTAGTGCGGCCTGCTCTTCTGCTGTTGGCTCAAAGTTAAGTTTGTCTGCGTCTTTGACATCGAGTGGATCGCCCATGCCTGTTGCGTCGCCTGCATTAAAGCGTGCGCCACGACCAGTTGCCGCTTCTTCAACGGGCAGACTGTCGAACAGGGCTTTCTTTGCCATAAGCGTCTTTGGATTTGCGTCCATTGGCGCATAACGGATTTCCCAGTTGTCTGGGTCAGATGCCTTACCACCCTTCTGGCCAATGATTGCGTAGATGTCTTTGCCATCTTCAACTTGTTGGCGTGAGATGAGACGAATGTCATCTGGGTTATCTTTGGAGCGAGCAATAAGTTTCTTATCGCCAGGAGATGGAGGTGGTGACGGCTTGACGTCTGCCGCCGGGACAACTTCCGGGGCGGCTGTTTTGTCTTTTGCCGCACGGCGCGTGCGAAGCTCGCGCAATAGTGCGTCTACGTCTGTCTCGTCTGCGTACTGATCAAGAAGAGCGGCGAGCGTCTGGTCTACAGACTTCTCAGCTTTTGGTGCCGCAGTCGGCTGTGCAGTGGATGGAGCATCGCCACGTGCTTTCAGTGCGAAATCACGGCTAACATAGGCGCGGCCAGTTACACCGTCAGCCCATGCTGTGCCGCCCTTCTTGACTTCAACCAATCCAGTTGGGCCAAAGACTTGCTCAGTACCAGTTGTTTCGTATGGTACAAGGTCTTGTCCCTTACCTGACTTTGCTTGGATCATAGCCGCTTCACGACCAAACTCGTTCGGGCGAACCTGATAACCACCGCTTACAGTGTAATCAGAGCCTTTTGAGATGCGTGTGCCACGGCGTAGGAACGATTGGATGCGGCCAGTTTTTGCACGGCCTGCTGTTGTGTAGATTGATTTGTCGTCGATGGCCTTTTGAGTGCCGCGTTCGAGCGTTTTAGATGCGTTGCCACGCATTTCCATGACACGCGCTTCGGCCATGGTGCGAGCGGCGTCATCGCTAATCCCTTCGATCTCGCCTTTGTACTTCTTAGATAGACGGTCGATTTGTTTTAGTTCTGTCTTAGTGTATTTGCTGACGTTGCTCGCGTTGCTTTCTGTAGCATCGCGCATTCTGATCTCGTGATCGAGTAATGCCAGAAGGTCGTCTGCACTAGACTTAAACTCATCGGATGATCCGAGCTTGGCAACCCAAGTACGGATTTGATCGTCAGTTAATTCTTCGCCAAAACTGTCGAGAAGGTCGCCGATCTCGTCTAGTTCACGCTGTACAGTTAGTGCGTAGTCACTAGGTTTGGCATCGCCGCGTGTGCGAAGTGCCTTGCTTATAACGCCTTTTGTGATGCGGCCATCTTTTGAGTTCGCTGATGGCTGTAGGCTACGCCAATCAAGACCTTCAGCAATAGCACGGCCACGCTGTTCAATAGAAATATCTGGGATGTTCGCTGTAGGAACGTCTGCATCCAAACCATTCTCACGGGCAAAGATTGCAACCAGTTCGTCTGGGTCTGCTTTTGCACCCACCTCGTTTGCGCGACGACGGATTGCGTCGAACGCTTCGAGAGGATTGTCCTTGTACATGGGATCGCCCATGTCGATGGTCTGCAATATGCCTTCGAGTTCTTCACGAGGGGTTGGCGTTGCAGGAGTTTCTGCGTCACCGCCCAGCGCACGGGTAAGATCGCGACCACCTTGGTCAATACCTTTCTTGGTACGGATGTCGCTGATGCTTTGCTTAACAAGCTGACCACGCTTGCCTGTTGTGATTAGGCCGCTTGCAATGTCGCGAGCAAGGTCTGCTTCTGAGTATGTATCGTCAAGCAATGCACGTGCTTGTGCCTCGACACGGCCAAATGCGATTGGCTGTGCAGGAGTTTCTGGTTCAGGGGCCGCTTCAGGTTCTGCTTCAGGCGTTTCAGCGCGAGCCGCAGGAGTTTCTGGAGCGTCAGTCATCGGGCCATCAGTTGATGGCGCGTCTGTCATTACCTGTTCAGGCGGAGCTTCAGGTGCTGGTGCCAGTTCTTGTTCTGGTGCAGGAGCTTCGTCTGCCTGCTGACGCAGGCCAAAACCGTCTGCATCCATACGGGCAAGCAACTCATCAGGCTCAAGTCCGTCTGCGGCGGCAAGTACCTGACGCACGTCTGCCATGTATGTTTCATAGCGACGACGAAGCTGTGCCGCTTTCTCGATGTCTCCAACAGCGTTCGATCCTTCGAGTTCGATAATCTGCTTTGCTTCACGTTCTGCACGCTTTTGTGCTGAACGTAGTGCCGCGATTGTCGCCGCCTCTTCTTCTGCACGCGCAATAGTATCTGCGTCTGCGCCAGAGGTGCGGAGGTCGTCGATAAGTTGGCGAGCGGCACGTGTCGCGCCATCGAGCGTTGTGTTTACTTTGGCTAGGTCTTCAGCGAAATCACCAAACTCGCCCGTATTAAATTGAGCGGTAGGTGTTTCTGCCTGTGCAGTTGGTGCCGCTTCTTCTACTGGAGCGGGTTGCATAAATTGGTCTACATCACGAGAACCAGTGACTAGATCGTTCAAGCCACGTGCGCCACCTGTGGCAAGCGTCTCGCGGATTTGCGCGTCTGTCATGCCACGAGCGCGTAAGCTCGCAACGTCGTCGATACCCTGACGTGCGCCAGCGATGCCTGATGGAATACCGATTGCACCACCAACGCCTGCGCCAAGCACACCGCCTGCCAATGCAGACACGCCAAGTTCTGCGCCACTAAAGCTGTCGCGTGCGCCAGTCTGGATGTCGCGAATTTGTTCGGCAGTGTTGACGATTGCTTCTTGGCCAGCAGAAATCGCGCCCTCTGATGCGGCGGCTCGGCCTACACCAGATACTGTGCCACGTGCAACTGGAGCGGATTTGCCAGCGACGTAGGCCGCACGGCCTGCGGTCGCGGCACCTTTGTAAGCCGCAACACCGGGAATAAGATTGAGAGGATCAGCAATGATTGCGCCAGCAATGTCACCAAGTGCGCTTGCGCCACGGCCACCGTCTTGCCAGAAGTTTGGAAGTTGACGCCAGACGCTGTCGATGCGGCGCATACGTGCGCGTTGTTCTGCGGATGCAGACGATGCTTCCATCGCGTCGCCGATTGCCCCAACTGTATTGAGGTCGCCCCACGTCTGATCGCTGTAGAACATGTCGATCAGGTGTTGGTCGTCTGCGAAGTATTGACCCTTCTCCCTGTAGTACGAACGAAGGTCGTTCAGGAAGCGTGGGTCTCGCATGATTTGGCGAGGATTTACAGTACCAGAATAGTCTTCAGTCGGCTGATTGCCGAAGTTTTGGATGTCAACTTGACCCTTAGTATAAAAGCTCATCGCGGCGGTTCTCCAGTTTACCTAGTGGCGATACCGCTAGATTACTGGAGTGAATGCCTATCGGTCGTCCTTACTGGACTGGGGGAACCGCTCTGTTCAGGCTCTCTGCGAACTCGCGACCACGATCACTTCTGAAGAACTCAAGCACGAATGGATCGGTGCTTGTCATCATGAACTCAAGTGGGTTGGCAACGAATGCGTCATATGCTGTTGGATTGTCCATTAGCGTGGTTCTCACGCGTGGTGTCCGCAGGAATGTATGGATCATGCTCGCTCTTGCACGGTCGACCTCAGTGTATTCGTTCATGCCAAGGAAGCCGCCAACATACGATGCTGGTGCTGAGACCATACCATTCTGTGTTGCAATGCTTTCAAGCTGTGCAGACTTGTCCATGTTCTCTGTGAACTGCTGGAAGTCTTCAACCGCCGCTGGAGCGTTATCGCTGAGTGCGGGGTTGTTGCCAGATGGCTGACTGTTAAGTTGTTGCTGTAGTGCGGCGCGTGCTGTCGCAAGTTCTGTTTCCAGACGCTGACGTATCTCAGTGACAGATGCGTTCATCACGCCCTCTAAGCTGTCGCCACTACCGAAGATTTTGCTCTGATCCCAGAGGCCACCCTCAATATCAAGCCACCCAAGGCCACCGTTGGCAGTCGTTTGCAGGCGTCCAAGAGTTTGCCATTTGCCGACAAGGTCGCGAACACCGTTGTTTAGCTGGCTGTCGATAGCTGTCAGTACGTTTATCAGAACTTCTGGGTTGTCGCGGTATGTCCTTACTGCGGTCGCGATGTCGTCTGTGACGTCTGTCATCGCTGTGTCCAGAGCCTGCTGTTCGCCAGAGTACCAGTTCTCGAATGTCTGGATTTCTGGGCTTCCGCGCAAAGACTGGATTTGTGTACCAAGACGCTCTTTTGCTTCGCGTACCGTATGGCCCTGAACCGCCGCTTGGAAACCCGGATCGGAGCGAACCATTTGTGCAACGATAAGTGGGTTGGTTCCGTCTTCTGCCGTGATTGACTGGAAGACTGCCTCCATCGCCGCAAGAACTTGCGGTGTCATCTCGTATTCTTGTGCAAGCTGAACTGCCGCCAACTGAGCGGAACGACCCGCAGGGCCAGCCTGTGGTGGGAAGTTCTGGTTGCTTGTGCTTCCAAAGTACGCTTCGACTGAAGCCACATTCCGTGTGTCGAAGTCTGCAAGACCCTGCTGAACTGCTGTAGATGCTTCGTCAACGCCAGTAGATGCGAGGCCACGTTGCTTGAGGCGAAGCTCTTGCTTCACTTCATCTAGGTAATCCATCAGGTATTGGCGTGGGTTTGCTTCAAATGCTTCGCGGCTTTCGACGCCGAATAGTGTTTTTAGGTCAGCTTCTGGCAATGCTCTCGCACGTGCCGCAATGCGATCCATTAGGTCGTCATCATCTTGCAAGACGACCGCGCTTTGGATGCCGGGTCGATCAAGCAAGCTGGTTAAGAAGTTGTTGCCAAGCTCAAGGGCTTCACGTTCGTTCACAAGACTTTCACGACTTGCGACTTGGTTGGCTTCAGCTTGTAAGTTTGTGAAGAACGTACTGTCTTTAGTAGGCAGATTGATGTCTTGGTAGACGCCGACAATAGTCTCATAGACGTCTGGATCGCCACGCTGGATGGCCTCAACTGCTGTGCGAAGAATGTCCTGTCTGCGTTCTGTCGCATAAGTCAGACGACGCTGATCTTCTAGTGTGTTGGCTTGCGTAATAAGTGGTTGGATCAATGCAGTCGGAACACCGAATGGCGCAAGGTCTTCTGCCGTAATGTTTCTGCCACCTGCGTTATTTACAAGCGTCTGTATGATTGGCGCATACTCTTGGATGCGTGACGCAATCGCCGCGTTGCGGCGTTGCGTTGTAAACATATTATTTGGATTGAAGCCCATCTTGCCGAAGTCGACATTTGGGAAGCGTTCCTGCAACTGCTGTTGCATAGCTGTAAAATCTGTTGCTTGATAGCCACCTTCGCCCGGATCATCATAGCCAAGCATGATGCCAGTGACCGCTCCAGATAGGGCGTCCTGTAGCTCAATGTTACGCTTAAAAACATCATATTCACGGTCAGCGTCTGCACGCTCACGGTTTGTGTTTGCTTGTGAAACAACTGCGTCCAGTGCCGCGCCAGACGGCATGCCGCCGCGCAAGTAGTTGCGACCGCCAGACATGCTGTCGATAAACTGCTGGAATTGATCTGCTGTAGCCGTTGGGTTTAGGCGTTGAAACTCGTTGAACGCTTTCGCGAGTTCGCCGCGTCTGCGTTCATCACGTTCTTGTTGAGCATTAAATCCTGATGCGAAGCCTGCGAAATCTATCATTATCCCCAACCCCCTTCGGGCGTCACATTCCAGCCCTTGCCACCGAGCCAGTTATTCATCTTGTCATCCATTGTGTTCAGCCAAGAACCTTCTTTCGCCGCACTGTCATTGACTAACTTATTAAATGAAGTACCAAATGCTGAAGATGCGTCGAAGGAGCGAGACTGAGCGTTCTGATAATTTGTAGCGGCGGCATTGTACAAGTTGTTGCCGATGCTTTGTGCGTTGCCCAAGTAAGTATTCGGGTCGTTTACCGTCACGCCATATGGGTTGAAGATTGCACTGTCGATATTGAAGCCAGCGTTGTTTACTAGACTTGTTGGACGGCTGTAGTCTGCAATGCCCGGTGTCAGTGTGCCAGCAACTGCGGCAGACCCAATGTTTACAGGAGCGCGGAAATTGTTCGCGCTAGAAATTGAGCGGTTGTAGATGCCAGACGGTACGATTGATGCGTAACGTGTTGCGTCTACCGCAGACGCGGCCTGCGGAACTTTCATCATTTGGTCGATGCCTGCGCCTGCAACATTTGCTGTTTCAGAAAGAATGCCAGAACGACGCTTCATAATGTCGTTGACGTTTGAAGCTAGAAGGCCAGTTTCTCCAGTGATGTATTTGAGGGCGTCATCGTATGCACGGTTGCGTGCAGATTGGTATTCGTTTGCAATGCGTGCCGCAATGTCGCCACGTCTTGCTGTTCCCGGCGTGCTTTCATCGAGGCCACTGCGGATCAGAGCCGCTTCGTTTACAGACGCGACACGGTCTGCCGCGCGGTCTACATCAGATTGGTATTGTGCAGAACGTCTGTCGACCTCGCTTGCTATGTCTGCGCCAGTGACGCGTTCGATCTCAGGGATCATACCAAGGCCAGCGGCTGTCTGGTTCAGTGCCGCTTGGTATCCGTAGATGTTATTGAAGATTTCGTCGCGTGTCGCCAGTTGGTCGTTACGCTCTGCCATTGCCTGACGTTGAGCGTTTTCGTACTGATCCATCAGGTACTGACGCTCGATCTGAGCCATGGCACGCTCTTCAAGGAAGCGGCGCATGTCGTCGTCACGCTCTCCTGACGCAACCGCCTTTGCTTCCTCAAGCTGTTTAATGGCAAATGCACGCTCGTCTTCAGCGATGTCTTGACGCTTCAGAAGGTTTTCGAGATTGAACTGCTGGATTTTCGCGGCTTCTTTATCCTCTTGGATTTGCCGTTCGATGTCCATTCGACGCTGTTCCATAAGAGCGTCTTCGTTCTTGCGAAGCTGTTCTAGCTCAAAGTCACGCTCTTGCTCACGGATGCGTCTGTTCATCCGCTCCATCTCACGCTGGTATGCGTTCTCCTCACGCTGATCACGCTGTGCATCGCGCATCATGCCGAGGTTCATCCTCTGCAAGTCCATCTGCTGACGGAACTGGTAATCCTGTTGTGCGCGTGCGGCGGCGGCGTCATTTGAGGCTGATATGGCCCCGAACGCGCTACCTGCTAATCCTAATACTGCGGAGAACGCCATGATTTATGCCCTTAATACGTTTTGCGCGAATGCCGATGGTGATAGCGTGTTTGCGTACTCCTCTTCCTCTTGCTCTGACAACATTGCTAGATATTGATTGAGCGTGATGGGATCAATTTGGTCAAAGTTTTGAAACTCTGGAACACCACTTGCCCCCACTGTTGAGAGGATGGCTTCGCGAGCGATACGGTCACGTTCCGCTACAGCTTCTGCATCACGCTCTAGGCGTTGGCGTTCACTGTTCAAACGGCCTTCAGCGGCACTAATTTCATCCAGTGCTTGCTGTGCATTATAGAGTTCGATCTCTGCTTGCAGTGCATCGAAGCCTTCTTGGTTTTGACCGAGGTCATCAACGCCGTAGTATTGAGCGTTATTGACTTGTTCGAGAAGTGCTTGTGCGCGGGTTTCCAGCGCATTACGTGCATCAGATAGCTCTTGCATACGTGTGTCGATCTGACCAGACGCATCACTAAGTTGGCTGGAGATGTCGTTGACCCGACCGCCAGTAAAGCGACCAAGCTCACCACCTGCTTCTGTAAGTTGACGCTGAAGATTGCGCATGCCTTCTTCATCGTATGCTTCAAGCCCCGCAATGTTACCTGCGGTTCCAGTGATGTTGCCAAGGATGTCGTCGAGAGCAGTTTGTCTGCGGCTCTTGAGATCAGCTAGTGCAACGTCTGCGTCTGTGAGAGACCCTGTTGCGCCAGAGAAGTCATATGGAAGCACAGACGAGAACCCACTCATGTTAGTGCGAGCATCGCGTAGCGCGTCTTCGATAGCGTCAATGCCAGCGGCACTGTAGATGCTACCGCCTTCTGCGGCGTCTTCAACCGCACGAGCGGAGGCCAAGTAGTCACGCTGTGCTTGGTCAATTCGGCCAAGCTCTGATGTGCGTTGGCGTTGAAGCGTGTTCACGTCACCGAGCA